TACGTCGTTACCATCTGCAGTGTCTCTGCCAAGTTGATGACTTGCGCCACTGCGTAAATTAAAACCGCTGGTGCCAATCGCCGGAGATGCGTTAAATATATTGCCAGTCGTCTCGATGTTGCCAGCAACGTGCAAACGCTCGTTAGGTGTTGTCGTACCAATGCCGCACTTGCCGTCAGAAAGAATCGTTATCCTTGTGACGTCGTTGGTGTCAAAAGCGAGACTGTTGCTGCTGTTGAAATACTTAATCCTGCCGATATTTGCGTCACCCGTATCACCTAACCTGATTGTTGAGTCACCGGAAGTCCCGCTTGTTATTTGAACAGTGCAGTCAGGAGTATTCTGAACGTGCAAGTTTGCGCCTGGGACCACAACCCCGATGCCCACATTCCCTGCTGCATCAACAGTTACGCGATCAGAGCCACCTGTAACAATGCTGAGTTTGTTGGCATCATTCCGGCGAAACCCAAGATCGGTGTCATTCCTAAATGAAATGCTGGGCTTGCTTTGAGTTCCGTTAGCAAAATACGCTTGCCCGCCGACTTCACCCAGCAAGATGTCGCCATTATCACCAGCATTCCGCTGCTTGATTAGTGCAGGCGTTACGCTGTCGTCAATGAAATACTGATAAGCGACCGTACTGCTTGGCGTTCCACTTCCGCTGTTGACAGATCGAATTGCCGCAAGAGCGTTGTTTAGATCTGCTCTGACTTGAGCTCCGGTAGCATTGGCAATGTTGTACGAGTGACGAGCCATTTCTAGGTTTGCTCAGAGCCGAAGCCCGCTGCCACATACTGAAAATCCCGATCCACTGACGAATTGCTTGAATCCTTGAAGTGGACCGTGAAACCAGTGCGGGTCACGGATGTCACTTCATAATAGTCACCACTAAGAAGATTGAAAGCCGTGATGCCGACACTAGGCGCCTCATAGAACGCATTCGTGAAAGTCACTACCTTCGCGGCTGCTCCAGACTCAATCACCTGGCTGCTTTCCGTTCGGGCAGGAATCGACATCGAAACACCCAGCTCATTGATCAAGGGTGTTTGGGAATCGCTGTCAGACTTAAGCACTGCCTTGAACTGAAACGTTCTGCCAACAAACGTGTTTCGATTCAAAACTCTCCAGGCACCAAAGGTAACAGGCAACTCTTGCCGCAGCTTGCTGCCGTCTTCCAGCAGGAAATAATCAGAGCCCCCTAGTTGGAATGTTCCTGTCGTCTTGGCTTCGTCACTGGCGCGAAAATAAAGAGTGGCATCAGTCTCTTCAGCTTCATACGTGTCAAAGTTAGGCCAAATATCAATCAATTCAGTGCGGCTGTTGATTAGATCATCTGGAGCCAAACTAAGGTTGCCCAAAATTTTATTTAGCGTTACCTCAAATTTTCCACCAAGGTCAACAATCGTGCTGAACTCATACTCTCCAGAGCGCCCACGTGTCCCAATAAAATCAATCTCACCAAAGCTATCAATGTTACCCGAGATCTCGCTATCCCACAGCGCATTTCCGTCTAGAACTAAGCCGCCGTAAACATCGCTATAAAACACACCACGATTAGAACTGCCACTGCTGAACGGTGGATTAGTTGTGTCTTCACGGATGTTGAGCACCGTGCGCTTTGATGTAGCGTCAGGGATATTGACGACAGCACTAACAACAGTGCTGCTTTTCTTTTTGGTTACATCATCTTTGAGTTTTATGATGTATTCACCATTTAAAAGCGGTACGGTGATTGCGCTGGCCGAAACTGGGACTTCAGCAAGTTTGACCGAACCCGCAAACGTTCCAGAACCATCTGTCTTTGTTGAGTGCCTAATAACAGCAACAAGATTGTTCAATCTTTGAGCAGCAGGAGGAGTCCATCTCAAAATGGCCTGTTTGTCATCAATGGGGCTGACCGTAAGGTCAGAGACGCTAGGAACAGGATCTGAAAGGTCTGGGACTATCGCTGTGACTTTTGCCCGACGAGATTTCTTAGGTTCTGTGCCTCCAATTCTTATTCCAACAGCTCTAACTTGAACCTCTAACGTCCTGCCAGGCTTGAGACCCTCAATCTCAAGTGTCGTTGCTGTCGTGCTTAATTCTTTGAACGTTCCTTTGTCGATGCGATACCTAACGTCAAAAGACGCAGTGAAGCCACCCTCACCTCTTGACCATGAGGCTACTGCGCGATTAGTAACGCCACCATCCTTGTCGATTCGCTGGAACTCAATCGGCATTAGATCACTGGGATAGGTGGCCTTTCATCCACGGTAGTGATGTCATCAAACTCTATATCTCTGTCTTTGTCAGCAGCCTTGTAGATGCTGTCGTTGAACTGCACAGCAACAACAGCAAACGTCCCATCATTATTGTCCGCAACAGAAAGGCAACGGAACTTCTGCTCTTGCACGCTGTTGGTGCTGATTGAATATACCGCACCATTTAGCGGTTGTGAGCTAAATGCTTCTGCAACTGTGATCGTGGTGCCACTGGTGTTGTCAGTATCAATCGCTCTGCTTTCAACCGTTCCATTACGCAAAACACACTTCAGCGTTGGATTGCCACCAGCAGGCAACGTGATCGACTGATCCGCAACAATCGTTGTCGTCGTAGAACTGCTGATACGCCCAGACAGCCGGGTCTGGGCACGCAGCTCATCTTGAATCGCAAAGACTTGCCCAGGAAAAACCAACGCTCCATCAAGACCGACAGCAAACGTAACCGTGTTAGCGTCCAGTTCTTCAGACTTCATCATCCAACGCCCCATGCGTTGCGCTTGCGTTTTGGATGTGCAGCCGAAAGCCAGAACCTCTTTAACTTGGTAGCCGTATTTTGAAATCAAGTCTGCATCTTCAATGCAAATGACGTTTGGCTTGTAGAGGTTTTCTGGATCGCTGTAGCGGATTCTGATGCTGGTGCTGCGTGTCTTCAGCGATGATCCGCTGTAGTTGAACACGCCGCCGATCACGTTGGAGTTAGAAAAGATGTGAACAGGATCAACATCAGAACCGTCAAGGTTGCCGTGGTCTGCTGTGACTTGAATCGTATTCGACTGCCAATACATCATCCCCCTAAAAATGCTGGCAAAGTCCTGCAGCACGGTGAACGCTTCAGGCTGTGATGACACCTGAACGTTACAAGCAAAACGTGGCTCTCCTTTGATCAACTCATTTGCGTACTGGCAAAGAGGATAAAGATCAACCCAGCTTAAATTTGTCTCGTCGATAAAGTGACCAGCTCCATACCTTCTGTTGGTAAGTAAATCGTAGAAAATGCAGACAGGGCAGGTCGTGTACTTTTCTCTTTTTGAAAGCTTGTTATTGAAATTGCCGATAAACTCCAAGCTGCCATCGTCTCTTGGTACGGCATTGTGTGGGATTTTTACTTTTCTGCCACGCACCAGATATGCCCTAGTGGGCAGGCTTTGGAACTCCTCTGTTGAGATGTTCATGCTTGCCGTTGCTGCGTAGGGATACGCTAATCTGATGCTTTGGTTTTCTGTAACAGCACTCCACAAAAGCTGATTTCTGCGGCCATTTTTTAACGGCGTACGTTTATCGACTTCTTCAAACTCGTCAAACGTTGCACGAAAAATCTGCCGGTCAAGATCACCAGCATTGTTTTGACTGTGCGGGATGTCCCCTCCAAAGTTTTTGCCAGGATATTTGCGAACTTGAATCGTCCAAGGTGCTTCGCCTTCTAGTTCAATGCCGCTTATTTTGTATTGGTAGCCAGTTGTGCTGATGCCCTCAATGTAGAAAAGATTGCCTTTGCCATCAGTCTTAAAATCGTCTCTGATCTTGGTAACGTCAGCTTTCTTAATGTTTTTGTACTTGCCGCTTTTGTCCGCAATCCTTACATCAAAGAAAATCACAGCATCAAATTGTTGACCCTTAACGAGCCCTTCTTGCGCTGTAGAGAACAACGCTGGCACCGTGAACAGCAGGTCAACGCTATCGACGTTAGAGTCTGTTACCTGATAAACCGCTGTGCCTGCGCCATAGTTTCGTGACTTGACGATACCTAAGTCTTCATCAGTTTGCTTGTCCTTCTCGTTGTTTTCTTCGTAATCTGAACCAACCTCACCAGGGCCTTCTTTTGTAACGCTGCCTGCCTTGTCCTTGATATTTGGCAACATCGCTTGCTCACGCGTTCCAGGGTTGAACTGGTAGCTGATGTTATTTGGATCGTAATTATCCCTGTCTTCATCTACTGCTGATTTAAGAGGAGTCTCATCCAAGTAAACACCTTTGCGGCCACCTTCAATGCCATCAATCGGGCCTTCACAAAGAAGGTCAAGAATCTTAATTGCAGAGGTTGAATTAAGTCCCATGGTTATACCTCCGCAAGATCTTCAGTGTTGTTGTCGTTGTCGAAGTAGTTGTAGCCAACACCTTTAATTACCAATCGACCACTGTCGTCTGCGTCCGTGTCGATAATCCTAACGCCAAGCTCTATCGTTGTATCGTTTTCCTCTTCGCCGCTGTGCCCATAAGTAATTGCATGGGCAAACCTGTAAGTGTCTGTTGACTTGAGCAACCCTTGCACCGTCGCACGCACATTAGCAAAAACAGGTGACTTTCCGCTGTAATTATTCTTTGTGACTGTAATCTCATAAGTAACAAATGCTGGCACGTTTTGCCCGCCAATTACGTTGAACAAGCCTCGGTCCAGCTCAAACAGTATCTGGAAATTTTCCCGTTCGCTGTCTCCGTCTTCGTAGTTTTTGATATCATCAAAATTCTGTTTGCTTTTGTCGTTAAAGTT